GCAAGCCGGCGATTCGCAAGGGCGGAACAACTCGTTATCTGCCGAAGAAGGCCTGGAGCAAGCTCTCGTCAGCCGAGAAGGCCGCCACGAACCGCAAGAAGCGCGAGGGAAGCCGGAAGGGACGGCAGTTCATCGCCAACACCGATGCGGCGAGGAGTGCCAGTAGGTCGGTTCGAAAAAAGACCGGTGCACCGTACTCGTACGAAACGAAGGCATCTCCGTGCTGGCAGGGGTACGTCCAAGTCGGAATGAAAAAAGGAAAAAATGGGAAAATGGTCCCCAATTGCGTCCCAGAAGCTGAGGCAAAGTATCTTCTCGCCATCATGGAGCAGAAGGCGGCCAAGCAAAGACTTAGGGATCCCAAGGGTGGGCTCACCGCCGCTGGCAGGGCTCATTTCAAGCGCACCGAGGGTGCGAACCTCAAACCCGGCGTGAAGGGTGCCGCAGACACGCCCGAGAAGATGAGGCGCAAAGGTTCGTTCCTGACGAGATTCTTCACGAATCCGTCAGGTCCGATGGTGGGCGAAAATGGAAAGCCGACTCGCCTTGCGCTTTCCGCGGCGGCATGGGGCGAACCCGTTCCCAAAAACCGTTCCGATGCAGCGAAGTTGGCCGCCAAGGGTCGCAGGCTCTTGGAGCGCTACCAGAACACCAAAAAGAAAAAGAAGTAACCGAGCCTTTTAGTCGCCTGCGTCTCGCAGGTACACAGAACCGTCGTGTCGGGAGACTGCCCTTGCGACAGCCCTGAAAAGCAGGATGTACAGGCCGAGGGCTATGAGTGCAGTGATAATCATGCCGAACATTATGGCAAAAAATATTTGATGTTTCAGATAACTTTATCCGCAAAATCGGTCACAGTGCTATTGTCAGAGCATGCTCAAACTCGGGAACTGCATAGAGCTTATGTCAGAGATGCCCGACTGTTCCGTCCATGCCATAGTCACCGACCCGCCGTATGGGTTGGAGTTCATGGGTAAAGAATGGGATGCGCCTTGGAAGTCAGGCATCGTGCTCCACGACCCAAGCGTCGTCGGCGGCTTTCAGGATGGTGCAGGTGGCAACGCATATAGCCGCAGCAGAGTGCGCTACGGCAGAGAGGGGCAGGCGATGCCCATGTTCCAAGCATGGTGTACGGAGTGGGCTACGGAGTGTCTACGGTTGCTGAAACCTGGCGGTCATCTGTTGGCGTTCGGCGGTTCACGCACCTACCACCGTCTCGCCTGCGCCATCGAAGACGCAGGGTTCGAGATACGGGACCAGATCATGTGGGTGTACGGGTCGGGGTTCCCGAAGTCGCTGAATGTCAGCAAGGCGATTGACAAGATGAACGGAGCAGAGCCACAAGTAATCGGCTACACCAATCCGCACGACTCGCGCACTGCCATGGCGCGCTCGATCTACGGTTCGCAACTACAAGAGGGAGCAGGACAAGGCAATGCCGTGACCGTACCCGCAACCGATGATGCTCGCCGTTGGAAGGGTTGGGGCACGGCACTCAAGCCCGCGCACGAGCCGATTGTGCTCGCTCGTAAACCGCTCGACGGCACGGTGGCGGAGACGGTGCTGACACACGGCACGGGGGCGCTCAACATTGACGGATGCCGAGTGTCGTTCGTTTCCGATGAGGACAGGCGCGAAAGTACTGCGAAAAACCAGCACGAGGACTTCGGCACCGAACCGACGACCGACAACACGGTGTACGGCGACTATTCGATGGTACAACCAACCAACTACAACCCGCCGGGCCGCTGGCCTGCGAACTTCATCCATGACGGCAGCGACGAAGTGCTGGAACTGTTCCCTGAAACCGCTGGCGGTGCCAGACCCGCAAAGGCGAACAAACCGACCGGCGAACATTACGAGGGCGGATGGGGTCCGATTAGCGACGGTGAACGCATCGAGTTTCCAAGCGGTTCGGCGGCTCGGTTCTTCTACTGTGCGAAAGCAAACAAGGCAGAGCGGAATGCCGGACTGACGGATCGGAACCACCACCCGACGGTGAAGCCGATCAACCTGATGCGCTATTTAATCCGCTTGGTGACGCCCGCAAATGGGATTGTCCTCGATCCATTCCTCGGTTCGGGGACCACGGCAGTGGCGGCCATTCACGAAGGAGTGGAATGGATCGGGTTTGAAATCAACCCGGAGTACGGCCACATAGCCGAGCGGAGAGCCGAACATGCTAGAGTCGCAACATGCTCCACATCGGAAACTGTCTAGATGTACTTCCACAGTATCCCGACAATTGCTTCGATGCGGTCGTCACCGACCCGCCGTATGGGTTGGAGTTCATGGGTAAAGAATGGGATGCGCCTTGGAAGTCAGCCGAAATAGTAACGGTGACCGACGAGGCGACCAACGGCATCTTTCACACCAAGGGCTTCACGCACGGAGTCAGGTTCTCTCGTGGCACCGACGAGATGCGGGCGTTTCAGGCGTGGTGTACGGAATGGGCTATCGAATGTCTGAGACTGTTGAAACCGGGCGGGCATCTGCTCGCCTTCGGTGGCTCACGCACCTACCACCGTCTTGCCTGCGCCGTCGAGGATGCTGGGTTCGAGATACGGGATCAAATCATGTGGGTGTACGGTTCTGGATTCCCCAAGTCGCTGAATGTCAGCAAATCAATTGAGGGGTTGCTGACGATTGGCTCGGCCAACAAGACGGAGTTCAAGAAACTGTCCGGTGAGCAGGTGGAGCGCGGGGATTGGGGTATGTCCAAGCTACAGTTCATCCACGGTCAACGAGACACGAACTACGACGAGACCGCCGGGGACAGGCGTCTGGGGAAGCTCGATCCGACGACACCAGAAGCAAGACAATGGATGGGGTGGGGGACGGCGCTTAAACCAGCGCACGAACCAATCGTGCTCGCCCGCAAACCGCTCGATGGCACGGTCGCGCAAAACATCCTCAAGCACGGAACCGGGGCGCTGAACATAGATGCGACGAGGATCCCCTTCGGGGACGAACCGATAAATTTGTCCCGCAAGCAGCGCCAGCAGCATTTTGATGGCGGCATTGATTTCGGCGCCGGAAACCTGATCGGCACGGAGATAAACACCTACAAGGATGGCGGGAGGTGGCCCGCCAATTTCATCCACGACGGCTCCGACGAGGTCCTCGAGTTGTTCCCCGAAGTCAAGGGCGGGACCTGGAACACCACCAATGGTGCGAGGCTCTTCGACAACAACGGTGAGCCGACCGGCTACGAGACGACGGGACGGGACAAATCAATGGGCACGGCGGCGCGCTTCTTCTATTGCGCGAAGGCATCCACGGCCGAGAGGAACCTCGGCCTCGGCGACCTGCCCGACCGCAGGCAGGATGAGGACGACTACGAGAGGGCGGGCACGACGAACCCCCACAACCGCTCGCAGAAGGTGCGCAAGAACCACCACCCCACCGTGAAGCCGATCGCCCTGATGCGCCACCTCATCAGGATGGTGACCCCGCAGGGCGGCATCGTGCTCGACCCGTTCCTCGGCTCCGGGACCACTGCCGTCGCCGCCACGCTCGATGGCATCCAGTGGGTGGGATGCGAAATGGATGGCGACTACGCCCAGATAATAATGTCAAGGGTTGCCCACGCGCAAAAACAAGTACAGTAATATCGCCCCATGGCAAGAAATTCAAAAATTCCGCTGCACAAGCACCTGCTGATCAACGGCAGGACGCAGACCCCGCCGAAGTCCAAGCGCAAGCTCAAGAAGTGGCTGTGCAAGCTCGTCAGGGACATCGGCATGAAGCGCATCGGCGGCCCATTCGTGCGCTACGTGAGGGCGGAGGGCAACAGGGGCCTGACCGCGGTGGCGATGATCGAGACCTCGCACATCGCCCTGCATGTCTGGGAGGAGGGCGACCAACCGTACTTCCGCTTCGACCTCTACACCTGCGGCGAGCTCCAACACTTGACGGTGCTCGGCGAGGTGGCGCGCTTCATGGGCGCCCCCGAGATGGACTGGATCGCCTACGACAGGGAGGACGGTTTCTCCGAGTACGACAGTGGATGCTGGCCCCTACACCAATCTCCCGACCCAGCGCTTTGACATCGCACTGATCGACCCTCCCTGGTCGTATTTCGGCGACCAGGCCAAGGACGGCGCGGCGGCGAAGTTCTACCGCACCCTCTCGGATGAGGAAATCCTGGTGCTCCCCGTCAGGGAACTGCTCAACGAGAGGGCAGTCGCATTCGTGTGGGCGACCGCCCCGCGACTCGATGCGGCAATTGACGCGATACGGGCCTGGGGGCTCCACTACCGGGGCGTTGCCTTCGTCTGGGTGAAGACCACCAAGGACGGCAAGCCGATAGGCGCGAGGGGCGTGCGACCGTCAATAGTCAAGCCGACCTGCGAGTTCGTGCTCGCCTGCTCCACCATCCGCAGGGGGAGACCCCTGCCCATCGCCGACGAGTCGGTGGTCAACACCGTGCTCGCTCCGACGAGGGAGCATTCGGCGAAGCCAGCCGAGGTGCACGAACGGATAGAGATGCTCTACCCCGCCGCCTCCAAGGTGGAGCTGTTCGCACGGCGCGCACGGATCGGCTGGCACTGCTGGGGGGATCAGATAAATCAAGCCGACGACGCCGGCCTCAAATAATGGCACGCGAGCCCCCACGGCCCCGGGTCGGCTTCGGAAAGTCCCGATAGACACGACCTTTCGACACCGAACGAGTGTTCGCCCTTGACCGAACAGGTGTTCGCCCCCCACCGAACGAGTGTTCGCCCTGACACGAACAAGTGTTCGCCCCGACCCGAACGAGTGTTCGCAGGCGAACCGCAAACGACAGTCGCAAGCGAATGGTCTCGCAACCGACTTGCTTCTCTCGCCGTTCGTCGTCGTTCGTTGTCGTTGTCGTCGTCGTCATTCGTCGTCGTAGTCGTCATTCGTCGTCGTCATTCGTCGTCGCCGTTCGTCGTTGCTTGTTCGCACTTGTTGAGAACAAGCAAGTGTCGCAAGCAAGTCGTATCGTTCGTTCCCTTCCGTTCGCACGACGAACGAACGGTTGTCGTTGTGTGTCGTCGGTACAGACGACGGTACGCCACCGAACACGACACGAACGAAACGGCACGACAAGTCCGTGAGGTTGTCGTCGCAACACTTCCGTTCGGTGAGTGTGTCCGCACACAAGCGAACGGTCAGACACGACACGACGAACGAACACGACGAGACGACACGACGAACGGTTCGCTCCCAACAACGGCGACACAGAAACAGACACCGACACAGACACGACGAACACGAGACGACAAGTCGCAGTAGTCGTCGCCGTTCAGTTCGTTGCCCAAGTTCGCAGGCACCCACGGGTGACCGTACGGGTATCACCACAGTAGTACCACCACAGTAGTACCACCACAGTAGTACCACCACAGTAGTACCACCACAGTACCTGAGTACGACAGTACCTGAGTATCACCACAGTACCTGAGTACCACAGTACCCGAGTACCACAGTACCTGAGTATCACCACAGTACCTGAGTACCACCACAGCAGTATGTGAGTACTACCTGAGTATCACCTGAGTAGTACCACAGCAGTACCACCTGAGCAGTACCACCAC